CGGCAAGAGGATTAACCATACCCCACAAAGAGGTTATTATGCTATAGGTGCAGAAAGTAACACGCTCATTGCTGGACGTAATACGTTATGACCCATTGCATATTTAGAAACAATCATTGTTCCTTGACGATTGACCATATAATCTGTCTCAACCGAAAGATCCAATAATTTAACAGTTGCTACTGCATCTTTGTTCATGACAATAGCACGAACTTTCTCGCCTTCACCACCATAAGCGGCTCCAGCAGGAAGATCATACACAGTTGTCCTGTTAGATTCTGTAGCACCTAAAGGACGATCTGCAGATGGAACTGTACCAGTACGAGTACCACCTGAGCCAGTCATAGCCCAAAGGTTAGTAGCCCAAGCTGAGGAACCACCAGATCCAAGATGAGGAGTTCTAACTACTGGAATACCTGCAATAGTTGGAAGATTCACATCCTTAACTGAGCCACTTCCACCTACATCCTGATTAAAGAGATGTAAATTAGCAGTAGTTTCTCCGTTAGTCTGGGATTTAAACATGTGATAGTAGATATCTGTAGCACAGACAACTACTAAATCATCAAGAGGCGCTCCTGCAGTTTCCAGAATACGCTTTGCTTCGATGACTGCTTCCATGAAATACATGGATTTTACAGACTGAGCGCAAGTTCCGATTACCACATTGGCAGAGAAATCCTCATCAGTCCACGCTACATTCTCTTGAACAAGAGCTGCAACTGCGGCTGCTGAAGTTGATAGACCAGCTTTAATAGCCATTCTGAGGACGTTTTTATCCGCAGCATAGGCTAATCCATAAGCAGCTTCTGAAGAATAGACTGAACGTATGTCATATTGAGACATCGCTTCATCAATATTAGGGATGAATTGATTCACAATTAAGAGATCGTCAATACTAACTACTCTTTCAGTTTGCTTAGCTGTTACGTTCGGTACGATTTCAGCTCCAGGTGTATGATACCCTGCGGTACGATGTTTACCTGTCATAATGAACTGTGCCGATTTACCCTTCTTAATATTTCGGGTTCTCGTATAGTTCATCATTACATTTTTGGTCTGAAATGCGGTCATTACTTCGCCAGCATACAGCTTTAGGAATAATTGCCTAGAACTGGTAGAGGCAGAAGCATCAACTAGACCGGACCTTTGACCGACATAATTTTGTGCCATATTTAATTTTAATTGAGATTAAAGATTACTAGTTTTAAACTAGCATGAGTTAAAGTTACGGCTTTATCTTCATCGTTCCCAATTAAAGTTATCCTCCTCAGAGGGCATTAATTTTGTTCGTATGTTTTACTTCCGTATTACATAAGGTTAGAAGATTCTAGTTTCCTAGTTACTTCTTCCCTATAAGCAGGATCAGTATTGTATTTAGGATTTCGCATTGCTTCAGACATTTGCGCTAATGAACTAAAAGCTTCTGTTCCAGATCCACCAGTTGATCCCTGCATTAAGTTAGGCGAACTTCCGTTTGCCACTTGGTATTGAGCATTAAGAGATTTAATAACAAATAAACTTTCGTCTACTGTGCCATGTTCTAGTGCAGAATTAAATACACCTATCTCTTTTTCAGTAAGAGATTTACCTGCCCATTCAAGTATTGAATTATATTGTTCTTTTCCTCCTACAGAACTATAAGCCATATCAGCTACCTGATCTGAAATAGCATTCTGTCCTTCTATCCATGAAGATACCATCTCAGGACTCATGCCTTTTCCATTGAGTTCTTTAAATGAGGCTTCTGAAAGGGTATCGTTTTCTAAATATTCCTTATAGTATTTATCAAAATCTAATCCTTGTTCTGTTACTGCTTCTTTTGCATCTTGTAAAGTGGGATGAGGAGTCTGCGGAGGTTTTGTACCCTCATCGCTGTTCGTCACAGACTCCGAACCTCCTAATTTTGTTTCTAATTCATGATAGGCTTTCGCCATATCTTCAGGACTTTCAAATTTATCTGGAAGCCATGAAGGTTGTTCATCATCTCGTTCTACGGCTCCTGCTTCTTCTGCAAGTTGAACCATAGCTTGCTCATGCTCTTGCGTTCCTTCTGGAGGCGGTGGAGCATCTTCATGTGTACTTACTTGTTGAAATTCTGCCATTGTGAGTCTCCTCTTATGTTATTAGTTAGCCATTTCTGGAGGTGGTGGTTGCATTTGATCACCCATACCTTTAACCATTTCGGGTGTGGCTTTCTCTGCCATTTTACCTATCATTTGTTGGTTCATTGCAGCAGCTTGTTGATCTTGAGCAGCTTTCATCTCTAACATTTTCTCTTCTTCAGTCTTCACTAGTCCTTCAGTATCAATACCAAGAGAACCTGCAAGACGAGTAATATAATCAGAAACATTAATTTCCCTTAGTACTTCTGGACCAAGTGGTGCTAGTTGCTGTAAAAACATTCCTAATTTATTCAAATCTTCTCCTCTTCCAAGAGCTTCTACTCCTGTAATAATAAGAGGTTTTAATCCTTCTTCTGGAAGTTTAGGAATCTTCTTTTCTTTCTGCATCTTATTCATTAAGAGTTCTACCAAAGGTAACTGGAACTCCTGAGAAAGAACAGCATAAACTCCACCTAAAGCTATCTCTAATTCCTGATGTGCTATTCTTATTTCTTCTGCAGTAACACGCTCAGCATCCCTTCGGATAGAAGAGTTCATAAGGAACACTCTGGATAACCTAGTTTGTAATACTTGTATTGTGTTCATAGCTACACCAAAGTCCTGAGACTTACCAAGCTGAAGAGAAGATACATCATTATCATCTCCTGTTACTATAGCTCCATTAGGAGACTCTGCTAAAGTCTTAACTCTTGTAGTGCCATTAGGTCTAACAAGGAATAATACTTTTGCAGCGGCTGCTGAACCTTCTACAATAGACTGAGTTAATGACTCAAGAGACTTTAGATCTCCTAAGTACTCTTCTACATATCCTCGTCCATAGTCTTCTCCATCCATTGATGTAAACCTAAGAGCAATATAAGGACATTTATTTTTAGGATAAGAACCTTCTGATCCTGGAACAGTTTTTCCTTCTAACTCTTGATGTATTTTCCAGTTACTTCCTGTCCATTGAACACAAGTAAATAAGTCATGGTTTTTATATACTTCTTCTGATTCAGGATCAGAGAGTATATCTTTAGCACGTTCAGGAAGAGACAAAGAAGAAAGGGATTCTTTAGTGATAATCTTTAGGACATTACCCATTGAGTCTCGTTTAACAACATAACGATCTAAACGAAATACTCTTATCTGTTCTTTAGGAGGTAGATATACAAGAACATTTCCTGTAACAATAAGTTGTTTAAGTGCTTCAGAAATAGGAACTCTTAGTCCACGGACTTCAATTTCCTGCATTACTAAACGCTCAATCTTAGCTAAAGCTTTCTCAGCTTCAGATCTCTGTTCAGCTAACAGACCTTCAAGTTCTGCATCATCTACTACTAGTCTAAAGAAGGGTGCATTAGGAGGAAGTAAAGACATGAGAAGCTTAGCGCTTAAATTGTTTACGCCTTCTGCTCCTACGGATTGGAATGGGGTAGTAATTTGTGAGGAACTTTCAAAACTTTCTTGAGGTAAGAGAGTAGGTATAGTAAATAAAGAAGCTTCTCTACCTCTCCTAAGATAGTTGTCTCTATCCTGAGAGTACTTAGAGTATTCAGATTTTACTGGGTACTCCTCAGTATAATCATCAGAAGCTTCTATAGTAATTCTACTTTCTTTTTTATATTTCATCAGCTAATTTTTAAAGAGGATCTTGATCGTTGCTGTCCTTTATTTGTTCCTAGTTCTGCTGCGCTTTGTTTATCTTTTCCTCCTGCAGTTTTCTCATTCTTTACTACAACATCAGATGGCTTTTGAGAACCATACAAAAACTCAGATAATTTATTTCCTAGATAACCCATAAATGAGAGTCCTGTATTTACTCCTGCATTTATTTCTCCTCCAACATGAGAAAGGCCACTAGTAATATCACCCATTGTTCCTCCTTGACCTGTTCCAAATTGGTTTAAGTTTGGTTGATCAAGAGGATTAACAGAAGAAGTGGCAGGATTCAGATCTATATTTTCTAAGTTTTGTCCTAATGTTCCATCACCTAAATTTATATCAGAAGTTCTAGGATCAAGATCAATATCGGGTATGGTAATTACTGGTGGCTTCCAAGTCGGCATACTAATATTAGGCCAGCATAGAGCAAGTTCTCCTTCATACTCAAATGATTTTTCAGATTCTTTAACTAGTTCATTTTTTTCGTCATCCCAAGTATAATTAACTTCAGTATAAATTTTCATTCTGGCCTATTAATTCTAAGGTTCATCCTTCTGGTTGAAGGTTTATTCACTTTAAAGGTAGGGTCTTGAGAAGTAATAGGTTCTCCTGATTTAGCTTCTGTTTTTACAGGTTCTACATTAGGCATCGACTGAGGTTGATTCATACACATCGTCTATACTCTCTTTATAAGTAGCTTCAATAACATTGATTACTTCTTGTTGACCTTGAAGAAATCTAATTCCTTCAATAGTTGTTGAGTTATTTCTCGGTAATTCATTAGGAAAGGTTTTTTTTAACCAGACCAATAAATCTTCAGAAATATTATAAGCTCCAATCATCATAATAATAACCTTTCTATCCTAGAGTAGGTAATATGTGTATACTAAATCAAAAGCATACACATAAGTATCTGTATTTACTATACTATCTCACATGCTCCCCCTGAGCAAGCAAGCTCCTGTGAAGACACAGTATAATCATCACTTTCATACTCAGAAAGCTTAGTCCAATCAAGAACAGGCATCTTTTTAAGGAGTGCCTTGTACTCTTTTTGAGTACAGTCCTGATAAGGTGCTTGCTTATAAATGTGGTCAGAATAAGGTAGAAAAGAAACTCCTGAGATTGAATCGAAGTTTTTATAGACAAAGGCTCCTACTTCTAACCATTCATCTTCTTTTACTGATATAGTTTGACTAACTTTATGTTCTGTAAATGCTTCGGTGTATACTGTATGTAGCACAAGCTGATCGATAGCTCCTAAAGAGTCTCTACATAAAGCATTTTCTGGAGACTTCATTGGAAAAGAAAATACTGTTCCTGTCTCTGGCTTAACTACATCCTTCTCAAATGGAACTCCTTGTTTAATCATAAACTTTGTTATAGGATCTTTGTTGTCTCCTCTAACTGTACGGACATAATAAGGACTATGCCTAGTATGTATTCCCGATGCTGAATTAACTAACTGACTAACTGTGCCACTTGGTTTGATTGCAGTAATAGCAGCTGAAGGATTGATACCAATCTGATCTGACATCCATTGATTCTGACCTTTAGCTACAGCTTTAAGAGCTTCTAACTTTTCAAAAAGACTTTCAATATCTCCTAAAGATAGTAAGTTATGTCCATTGGTAAGTTTGTTATCCATAATACCAGTAAGGGAAACACCAAGTAACCTTTCTTCTTCACAGTTTGTTTTCCACTTATTTGAAACATATCTAAAGTTTGTCAGCGTTGACTGCCAAGTACCTAGAACAGTTGCTAACCTAATCTTTCTCTGTATATCTTCCCAAGTATCCTCACTCCTTACAACTGCTTCAGTAAGGTTACAGAACTCTCTAGGTCTAAGGATAATTTCAGAACAAGGATTGGTTCCAAAGTCATCCTGAAGTTCCCTACGTTTACCTAGTTTTTCTGTATGTTTCTTAGCATTTGCAGAAGAGAAGATACCACGCTCACCACTCTTAGACATATACAAACTTCTCCACTCTTTTAGGAAAGTTCCGATGTCTGGTTTGGTGTGATAGTTTGCAGAGTTATTAGCTAAGTACCTCTGAGCATTCTCATAACCAAACTCACCAGATTTACAGGTTCGTAGTTCATCATCACCTAGATCTGAAAGAGATAACAATGCACTCCTTCTTACTCCTCCAACTACTATACACTCTGCAACTTTACAGACTATATCATGACATTCTAGAGGACGAAGTTTTCGACCACAAGAACCTTGAAACTTTTCTATTGTAAAATTAAACAAAGCTTCCAAAGGTTCAGGTCCTGATGCTCTTCCTCCAAAGGTTTTAAGAACTACTCCTGCAGCTCTAACTGCTGACATATCCCAACTAGGAATTAGACCAGTACAGAGAAGAGAAATCAGTTCCCTATAAGCTTTAGCCCATCCAAGTTTAGAGTCTCTAACTTTTATGATTGTATCAGTAGGATATAATATATCAGGAATAGAAGGTAACTGCAGAGTATGCTTAGATTCTACAGAGAAACCTACTCCTGTTCCATTCATGAGGACATATAAAATCTCATCAAAAGCTTTCATAGAATCTATAGGAGTATAAGCACAGTTATAACCAGCTATATTTTCTTTCTTTAGGGCAGGTCCTGCGGTCATTAAGCATCTCATTGAGGGCATAATTTGTAAGGAAAGTACCGCTTCTTCCAGTTCCATCCTAAGCTTCTTAGGAATTTCGTAAGAAAAATTTTCCTGTAAATGTTCCTCAAAGAATTTAAAGTATCTAGCAACTGTTTCTTCCCATGTTTCTCTTCTTCCTTTTTCAGGAACCCATCTGGAATAACGACTCAGATGTATATACTCTTGATACTGGCTTGGTAATTTATTCATTTTTCATCCTCTCTTTTTCAATTAGTTTTTCTAAATAAGTTTGAGCTTTTAACAAGTCGTTAAGTCCACCTTTGAATTGATAACGAGATACATACTTGATGATGTTTCCTTCTATAAAATCTAACTCGTTAGCTGTAATATAATCAAGAGGCGTTATACCTAATCCTTGATAGTGCTTTGGTTTAGTTATCTGTTCTTCTTTAGTTTGAAGATCAGCTACATCCTTTAATCCTGGAGGTAATGTACTTTTAGGATCATTCCTAAATGCATAACCTAATGGATCTCTGGTCATTTCTTTTACATGTGTATCTACCTGATCACCTATAGATACATAGGATTGAGTCTGTGCATCCCATTGTTGAACAGGCTTGACAACATCTACTAGAGATTGAACCCTTGGAGAGTTTCGCAGAATATTTTTAATATTATTCTGATCATCTCTTCCAAACCCTTCGTTAGCTAAGGGATGCTTTAAACTAGAGTCAACGTAGTCTCTCCATTGTTTATTTTGTTTCTGAGATTTCTTTCTTTCTATCTCATCTAGATCATAATTACTCATCGAAACCTCCATTATAATCTCTCATGAAAGTATCAAAATCATCTGCCAAATCATCAGGATCAGGCTCATTTTCTATGTCCCATTTTAAATGTGCTTCTAAAACTTTTCCGGTTAGAGTAACCATTTTTCCCCACTTTCTTTCGTAAGCTCCTCCATCATAGTTAGACATGTGGACTCCATAGTTTAACTTCTTCGGTTTGCTTATTGTACTCACACTTCCTGAGTATCCTTGCCATACGAGCATTCAAGATAGCATCTTTTTCTTTTAGTCCTGCTTTCTCATACCTAGTTACTACAGTTTTCCAGAGGTCTTCTCCTTTTGTAGTAGCAGATCTTAATAACTTTTCTGCTGTTACTTTACCTACACTAGGACAACCCTTATAGTTATCAACTGTATCTCCTGTTAAAGTTTGAGCAAAGAAATTAAAGTCAGCTTCTTTTTCCGATAAAGTATATAACTCCTTAGTCTTTAGATTCCAATGTAATCCTGGAATAGTTAGGAGATCTTTATCTTCACTTACAATGACATAATCATTTGTTAAACTATCAGTAGTACCAATAATTCCTATTACATCATCAGCTTCTAAGTTTGTAATTTGTTTGAAGGTATATTTATCCTTACAGTATTCTAATGCTCCTGTAAAACATAAAGGTTTTCTTCCTCCTCTTCGGTTAGCTTTATACTCAGGATTAATTTCTTTCCGATAGTTCTTTTTGTCAGAGAAACAAAGGATACTTCTATCAGCTTTCATCTCTTCAACTATTAGACTAACTTGATCGTCAATTATAATCTTTACTTTCTGAAGATCAGACCATAATATCCATTGATCGTTACCCCAATTCACTTCTTCTTCTGCTACTCTACACGCTTTATAAAGTATGATGTCTGCATCTATTACTGCTACTCTTTCTTTTTTCATATTTCCTCTTATAGTTGTGGTGGATTATTAAAAGTTTCAGGATCAGTTAGATCGTAAGAATAATTTTCATAATCTTTAATTATTACAGTCTTACTATACTTTATTGCAGAGTAAGGAATAATGTATATTTTTAGAAACTTTACTATAAATAAAAATTCAAAATCATTTTCACCATAAGAAAACCTTTCTCTATTACTATTAATACCTTTTGAGTTATGTCTTCTTCGTTTTAAATAAATAGAATCTTTTTTTTCTGTTGCTTTAACTTGAATTGGAATCCATTTATTATCGTGGTGAATTACAAAATCACAGCTACTACTAGGATTACATGGCTCAAAGATATCATACTCCCATCTATGTAGTAGGTAACGCACAAGATCTTCTCCTGCTAACCCTATAGTTTGATTAGTTCTTCCTACTTTGGATAGTGGATTAATGGGTTTCTGCCCAAGTTGTTCCGATTGAGTACTCTCCTGAGAGTGGTATTCTGAGTCCCAATCCAATCCCTGTAGTGGTAATTGCCTCGACACATAGTCTACCGATTTCTTCTGCATAGTTCTCCTTTACTGTTAGTTGTACTTCATCATGAACAAACGCAACCTGAGAATAATCTTCACCACGTTTGAACCCTTTTTGATCAAGTAGTGAATGCATTTCCACTACCCATTGCTTACAAATAATAGCTCCTGCAGATTGTAGGAGTGTATTCAGAGCTGCATGTTTAGATCTAACTGGTACTCGTCTTCCGTCTAATCCTATGATAGATCCTTGTGCTTCAGCTTTCTTTTGTACCTTAGTCCTGAGTTGTTTAAGGGCTGGAAGTTGAGAGAGAAATTTCTTCTTTAATATCTTTCCTTCTTTCTGTCCCTTACCAACAATTTCCCCAATCTTTTGATCTCCTGCACCATACAGAAAACCATAAATGAAGGTCTTCGCTTGATCCCTCGTAGCCAAACCAGCTGCCTCTTGGTTGACAGTATGTATATCCTCCTCCAACAATTTCTTACCATATATACCATCATCATAGTGCGCCAAATAATGAGATAAACACCGCAACTCAAGCCCAGAGACATCAATCCCCAATAGTTTCTGTCCTCTATTCGGAACAAATAAAGACCTGCAGTCTTTCCCATAGGGTGCATTTGTATTTGGAACCTGAGCGAGGTTCGGATTTGAGTGAGATGCCCTAGAAGTCGATGCTCCCATCGTGTTGACTCTGCCATGTAACCTCCCATGTTTCACTAGTTTTAGCCATGCTTGATCCCCTTCAGCAAGTTGACCAATGCGTTTATTTAACATCAAGTATTCAGACATTAGCTTTGCTTCTGGATACTCTAACTTTTTGAGAATACTCTCATCAACTTTAGCTTCACCTGATGGAGTGAAGTCTCTCGGTTTCCAACCTCTAAGTTCCTTGAGTCGTTTTGCAATGTGTTGTCTTGAGTTAGGATTGAATTCAATAATCTTAACCTTAGAATAGAGTTCATTCCTCCGTAGTCCCTCGTTAATAAGCCACGAGCCAAATACATTTCGGAGTTTCTCTCCGAGTTCTTCTCTTCTTGCTGCCAGCTTATGATATAATTCAACAGCTTTTTCTTCATTAAATGCAAATCCATTTTTCTCCTGTTGGTTACAAATTTCAGCTATGTTATGTTCCAATCGTATACTATTTTCACTTGGTAAATGGAGCCTTAAATTTTTCCATAAAATATGCGTTAGTTCCACATCATTAATACAGTAATCAACCATCTCCTGAGAAAACTCTTTGAAATCAGAATTTTTACCAAAGGTTCCCTTGTTATGATTCAGTCTGTATCCCCATGCTGCTAAAGAATGTGATCCCCAAAACTTAGGTTCCAATATTTTAACTGCAGAATCTTCACTCCTCAGATCTGAATGAATTAATCGAGACAAAATAAGAGTATCTGTAACCTGTTCTACAGGAATCACAAGACCATATAGTCTCCTCAGAACTTCCAAGTCAAATCCTAAGACATTATGACCTACTATATGATTAGCTTTTAGTACAACTAAAGCTTTCTCAATCTGTTCTTTTGAAATAGCAACTTCTACTCCAAAATGTTGACTCTTCATTACTATACAATGAACCTTAGTGACTGTATCTAAGAGTCCATCGGTTTCTATGTCTAGTATTATATTCTCCATTAGAAATCCTCCTTATTCTCCTTTTCAAATCCATAAGATTTAGCTTCATCAGGTGATGCAGTAACTACCATTCTTCCAGTTTCTTTAGAATAATGTAGAGTATCTGCAACTCCAGTTTCTCCTGTCCATCGGTTTTTCAGAACTCTGATAGTTGTAAGATCTGGATTTTCTTCGTCTTGCTGGTTTCTCTCACATCCAATTACTATGTCAGAGAGTTGAGCGATCCCATGAGAACCTCTTAACTGGTTCAAGGTAGTCCTGACTCCTTCTTCATGACCTTTATCTCCTGCAGGTCTTCGTAAGTGAGATACGAGAATCAGAGAGCATTGAACTTCTTCCACTAAAGAACGTAGTTTAGTCATTACAAAGTCTAACATACGCCTTTCATCTCCACCTTCTAATCCTGAGAGAACTATGGTCAAGTGATCTAAGATAATGTGACTACAACCTACTCCTTTTACAAGATATCGTATCTTATTGAACAGATGGTTTATCTCCATACTTCCCCAATGATCATAAAGAAACAAATTTCCTGTACCTAGTACATTATCAAATGCATTCTTTAATTCTTCTGGAGTATGCTCTACACTCTGGAGATGAATAGGTTTATTTAGGTGAAGTCCCATAAATCCAAGTGCAGTCCTCTTAGTGTTCTCCTCAAGTGCAAGGTATCCAACTTTCTGATCTAAAAGCATTAAGGAATAAGCTATTTCTCTGCAGACCTGACTCTTACCTACTCCTGAACCTGCTGTGATCGTAACTATCTCACCTTTACGGATACCCTGAGTCATGTTATTCAATCCATTAAAAGGGTATGGCATCGAGTCTGTTTCTACTGTAGTACTCACCAGATCCCATAGGTCTTTTGCATCTATGATACCATCAGGTCTATAACTCTTAGCGTTCCAGATCTGATTGATAATTTCTGCACCTCTTCCTGCTTGGATCATTTCATTTGGATCTTTCAAAGGCAGAGTAGCAATCTTGACTTTTCCTGGAGAAAACAACTGAACGCAATCATCCACAGCTTTTTGACCTGCATCATCCTGATCGAACATCAATATAACGGACTCAAAATTTTCTAGGTATTCTAAGTCGTTCTGAAGAGCTTTCCTTGCTCCTGCAGCTCCAGTTGGGATGGATACTACAGGCCACTTGTTTCCTTGTGCCTGTGAGACTGAGAGAGCATCCAGTTCACCTTCACAAATGGTGATCATCTTCCCTTTTTCCCAAAGATGTTTTCCGTAGAGTCCTGCTTCCTTAGTATCTCCAATGAATAGAAATTCTTTGTTAGGAAACCTGAGTTTCTGAGCTACTACATGTCCATCCTTTTTGTAATTGGCAATCTGGACTTTTTTACCTTTGAATTCGCCAACTTGGTATGACCACTTACTTACAGTAGCTTTAGTTAAGCCACGCTTGTTGAGTGGTTCTGATTCTCCTTTAATGAAATCCATACTATATTTCTCCTCTTGTTTAATGTTCTCCTTAATATCTCCTTGTTGTCTATATCCACAACTAGGAGTAAAGCACCAACCATGACCATCGTCATAGATAGCTAGGTTATCTGCTGAACCGCATCTAGGACAAGGTGCATGGGTTACACATACTGATTCTTGTTCTCCCATAATCCTCTATTTCTCATGTATCCATGAATTAGGTATTATTGATTCGGCATATAAGAAATTGTACTTTATACACCATTCCTCACAGGTGAATCTTCCTCCTTGAACTTTACTTCTTAGTCTTTGGAATACAAATCTAATATCTAGTTCAGGATGTTGAGCTTTGATGAGTTTATGCTTTCGCTGGTCATCAGCTTTAAACCATCCCTTGACTTCAATTAGGATTCCGTTAGGAAGCAGAAAATCAGGTTGATACTTCTTTGGGACTGAATACCCTATACGGCTCAGTTTTGGTTCAAAAGTAAACCTAACTCTCTGCTTTTCTAGTTGGTCTGCAACTAGTCCTTCTAAATCAGATCTATAACGATTAAAAATCGTCATTATCCGTTTCAGTTACTTCTTCAGTTGAAGAAACAAAAGGATTATCTGCAGGTTCTTCAGCTACAAATCCCTCTTCTTTTCCAAAGGCAGAAGTCTCGTTCTCATACTCTACTAACTCAATGACTTGAACGGCATTGAAATACATAGTAACACCGCTTTTACCATTAACAGTATATGGAACTGGAGAATAGGAAACCTTAACAGTTGATCCCCAGCCGATATCCACATTACATGGCTTCATTTGAGAATCTACAACCATGATCTTAACATCATGAGCTTCACCATTTCTTCCTTTGATGGAAGCTTTCTGCTTGAATTTGAAGAGGATATCATCTCCATCTTCTTTGTAAGGAATATATTCAGATGGTTTTGCACCTGAAGATTTAACTTCTTCTGCAATCCAATCATCAATATTTCCCATCCAAGACTTTGCTTCCTTAGATTTAGCTGGAAGAAGCAGGTTAATCTGAAACACATCATATTCAGGATGTGGACTTTTAATATTTACCCATTTGCATTTCGCAGCTGGACTTACTAGTTTGGCAGTTGCCATATTGTTCTCCTTCTATTATATATTATGATTGATACTCAGAGAATTCATTTAAAATCTCTCGTTGAATAGGATCTAATCCATCATCATATTCTTCTTCTGTTGTTTCCTCCTTCTTAAAATTGTTTATAAGATATTCTGGATCTATTCCAGAATTATTAAGTTCTATATAGATATCTACAGGTAGAGATTCTCCTGATTTTAATATCTCTATAGCTTGATATTCAAGTTGTTCCATAATTTCCTTTCATTATACCTAGAGTAGGTAAAAAGAATTTTTAACAGAAAAAGTACTGTGAATTCAGTACTTCATAAATATTAAGATTACCTTGCTCAGGAGGTTCAGGAACTTCATCCAAAACTTCCAGAGCTGCTTTCCGAAAATCATTGAGGACATCATTCTTAGAATAGATATCTACAAATGCTTCTCGTAAAAGTCTTGCAAGCTTAGGAGTATTATGAGCATGAGTTCCATAGCTGTCATGAATCATGGCATAAGAACTAATCTCCTCCTTATTACAAAGATGCACAGTCAGAGTCAATGCTGAGGCATCCAGAGAGTGTACAAAGTTAGGTGCAGATCCATTAACCGATCTATGTACATCTATCTTCTTTCCATCTTCCTCATATATCACAGGCTTCAGAAGTTTACCATCAATGGTAGTTGTAATCTGTCTCCATTTGAATGCCTTGTAATGTTGATATATACAGAGTCCTGTAGGAGTCCACCAGATAACAGGATATCCCTTCTTAGAAAGCTCAGAACTTACATCTCTAATCCAATTCATAGCTTTTCTAGCAGAAACTACAACTTCTCCTATAGCATTCCAGACTAAACCAGTAATCCAGTTAGTGTATTTGATCATGTGTTCATCATCACCCAAAGGAAAAACAAAACCTTTCCTGAGTTGATCAGTTACATATTCTTCTACATAAACCATAGCAGAGAACCTCGTTCCACCATACGGAACAACCATTACAGGTCTTTTAGTCATCTTACGATTTATCAATCCAGATTCTAACCACTTCTTAGCCATTGGATCATCTAAATCAGCAAGCTTGGTACATTCCCGAATGACTACATCAGCAACCTCCTGATATATGTCTTGAGGAATGTCTGTTTTAGTGAGATTTGTTCCTTTACCTCCTATAGGACATCTCAACATAGCTGAATAGTGTTGTAAACCATTGTTAGAGCCATCTAAAGCTATCGGGAGATGACTTACATACCCTAAACCTTTTCTTTTCAATGTAGCCCATTCTAAGCAGAATGCAAAGAACAACCAAGCATCATCAAATTTAGTCCACCAATCATAATTCAGACCAAGTTCTGCAGATTTGATGATATGTTCCTCATTATCCAGAACCCATTTGATTCTTTCTGCAAAGGAAACTTTATCTACTCCAGCACAATTAGCACCATGAATTGCAAGCCAATCTTTTTGCTCCTCATTCTCAATAGGAAGTCCTTCTCCAAAAGTGAGTAAAGATTTTGCTGGTTCAGTACCTTGTGGAGTTAAAAAACTACTTACTGTATATTTTCTTCCTCTAAAATCTGCTTGATAAGGAAAATAAATTTGATCAAAATCCTTAAATTTTTCTGCAAGATTGAGAGTCCTCATGAACTGGAGGATTTGAGATTTTCTCCTTATGTTTTCTTCATATACTCTTGTAGCGTTTCCTTTCCATTTTTTAAATTTAATTTTAGTTTCTTCATCCATATCCTGTTTTTTCAGGTCTTTTGGGATTCCACTTGGAGGTAGAGCTAATTCACCACGATGAGGCATTCCTCCTATTACTCTTTCCTGTTCCCATGCTTCCTTCATAACAGTTAGGACTTTGGAATTAACTTTCCATCTGGTTTCCTGAAGTGAATTTACACATTCAAATTCTATCTCCATTTTATGATAAGGTAACTCAGACTTTACATTCTTATGAGTCTCCTTAATAAATGGTAGGCGATGAGATAAATATCCTCCATTACTAGGATTAGTCCACTTCTTAGGCGTAGTGACCATAGGAAGATAAGCAGGAGAAAAAAGCTCTCCTTTTCTCATTATGTCCTCAATCATATCTAAAGTGGCCTGAGTAGGAACAAGAGTATAGGAATTATACTTTTTTCCTGAAGCTCTTGAAGAACCTAATTTAATTAAACCTGTAGATCTAATTATCAAATCTATCATAAGCTGACCAACCTGAGTCCTTTCTATTTTAGACCAAACAGGTGCTTCTTCTCCCATTCGATAGGAAGCAGATCTAATTAATCCATACCTTCGGTAATGTCTAGATGCAGAAATCTTTCCAATTTTTTTAACTAATATTTGGAAATAATTCTTATCTGATTGTTCCCAAAGATTAAACCTTACCTGATCAGACAAAGCTTGACCTATCTGGTGAGAAAGATTCATGAGTTTTTGGGAATTAGAGATACCATCCATTATTACCCTAAGTGAAATAAAAGCTGCTACATCGTTGTCCAGCATTGCTAGGAAAGGACTTGATGCTTTCATTCTTCCTGGTTTTGAAACCTCCTCATTTATGTAAGTGTGAATAGCTTTACTTAGAACTACAACTGTTTTCTTCATGAGTAAGATGCCGTGTAAGGTAATGGATTCTGTACCTTTCTTCTTGGCTTCTCTTACTTGCTTCTGGAACTTCTCAATTCCAGTATAAACCATTTCTTCTTCTAAAGATTTTTGAATCTCAAAAATGTTTCCTTCCATTTAGAACTCCTCTTGTTTTATTGTTATAGAATTACCTTTCATTATATTATAAAATATAACGATAAGCATTACAAGAATTCCTGATAAAAATCCAAATCCAAAGATAGTAAAATATACTAATAGATCTGGAAGTATTAAGAACCATCTACCCATAAGCGTTTACCTATTGCTTCAATTACTGGTAAAGTCACGCTATTACCAGCCATTTTAAAGAGTTGACTATCTGATATGCCTAATTCCTTTCCCTTCTCATACAGAGAGTCTGGCGCACCCTGAAGCCTAAAGAATTCTAAGGGTGTGAGCCTTCGTAGTACCTTTCCATCAAATATAGATTGCTCTATACTTTTTCTTGTGGTCAGGGTTCCTACGATAGGCTCCTTTTTTGGAACAATTACTTTTCCCCTTCTTGGAGAAAAATCTTTTCCAGTTTTTGCTTTGTGTTCTTTCCTAATATTCTTAGCTTCATCTGATCTTATTTCAGTAAGAACAAAAGGTTGTCTGTTACCTCCAGAACATGAGTTTATAGTAGGTGATATTCCTTCATCAGAATAAACTCTATCATTTGAATGCTTAGGTTTATTGAGTTGAAGAATTGTCATTCCACTATGGTTTCCTCCTGTGTGTCCTCCTGCACTTATTGTTCTAGCAATTGCGGTTTTTGCTGACTCCGACTTGCAAGAGTTCTCGTTAGTTTCTCCCATGAGAGGAAATACTTTGGGTCTGGATTTGTTTCTAAGATATCCGATAACGAAGACTCGTTCTCTGTTTTGTGGAACTCCGAAATTCTTGCTGTTAACAGTTTGCCATTCTGCATCGTACCCCAATTCTGAAAGCCTGTTGAGCATGGAACTAAAAACTTCTCCTTTCCATTTGCCAGACGATAGAACTCCTTTGACTTGTTCAAGAAAAAGAATGCGAGGTTTTTTAACTTGTATGATTTTGCAAAAGTGTATAAACAAGTCACCGCCACATTTGGTTTGATTAAAGGGATCTTCTTTCCTTTTTCCAGCGATACTGAACGCAGGACAGGGTAGACCTGCACAGGCAATGTCGAAATCTGGCAAGATACTTGGGTCTTCTGCAATTTTTCTGATGTCTCCATAGTTTTTGCTCTCATAATTTCCTCTATTAGTATAGTTATCGATTAAGGCGAACTCTTCAGCCAGCCAATTACTCCATTTATCTACTTCTGCATGACCTACTTGTTTATGTCCTGCTTGTCTCATACCTAGTCCAAACAGGTCTAAACCACTTGCGAATGAAAAGAATTTCATTTAGTTCTCCTTCTTTTTCAGGTTAGTCTGATATCCACAATGAGGACAGTTCATTTCATAGGAAATATGAAAATCAATAACTTCTGTACTAGCATAACTCCACCATTGACTACATTTTCCACAAGTGAAATGAAAAATTGCTTCCATTGTATATTCATGATTTTTTACAGGTGGTTTCCAATCAGGATTCCATTCATATTCCATTTCTTCTTCCATTTAGTTCTCCTTTAAGATTAAGCTTTATACCAGACTGATGTATCATTGTGAGTTTCTAAGAACTCATTTGTTTCATCTATATCTGCTACCATTGTGTAGTAGTCAAACATATTAGCTACAACATACTTTAAAATATCTTTTTTTGTCATAGATTTAATAACATTAGCAATTGCCTTTTTTACATCTCTATCATTTATATCATCATCTAACAAATATTCTATACTCATTTTGTTCTCCTATTATTTAAGTTTAAGTTTGGTGAGGAAGGTAGGATTTGCACCTACTGTGTCATTCGACATCTGATTTACAGTCAGATTGCTTATCTAAATTGCATACTTCCCCAAAATGAGAAGTAGGATAGCAAACGGAGATCTCGCATCGATCACTACCCTACTAAACGGCTATGCGTAGACGTATACATCAAAACGCTTAGCCTCACTCTTGATGTTATGACT